CAAATCGAAGATCTGATTCAGGAATCGTCAACTCCATCTCATTCAGGAGATAGAGGTTCTTGTCAATCGACTTATGGCCGTTAAATTCAAAATATGGTTCTCCACTTGTCACTCTAATCTCCTCCTCATTTCATCTGCCGTATGTTCCGCCAGAAGCTCCGATAATTCAGCAATATCACGATTGTCATTGATTGTGATCTCATCAAAATGAATATCTATATGCGGTGTGTTATGGATCGTTTGGTTGGTGGTTCTCGATTCACTCTTAACCGCTGGCAATGATAAGCCAAAGCCTGCATTACCGGCAATGGCTACCGATTCAGCTTGGATATTCGGTAAGACAAGTTGCGCACCTAAATCCTCAATGGCATCTAGTGCAAAATGCTTGAATCGCTCAATCCCTTCCCCAATTCCGGCAGGGATCCAACGTCCTACATCCATCATCATCACTTTCGATGGTGAATTGATGTCTAAGGCTCTCTGCATCGTTTGGGCTACTTGATTGGCAATCGTAGCTGCAGTATTCAAAACTTGTGCTTGACCAGCTACCAATCCATTGTTTAATCCGATCATGGAGTTTTGTCCGATGCGATAAAACTGATCAGGTAGATGGCTCATCTGATCCGGCATGCGTTGCGCACAATCACGGATTGTGTCGTTCGCGTCTCGCATCCCTTCGCGATAAGCCTGATTGGATTCACGCATAGTGGCTGCGGCGATCCTTGGCAGATTCTGCAAGATTCGGTCCACATCACGATCCATTTTCTCAAATTCCTTGACGACATCCTCTGCAGCCATCTTAGACTTCTTGACCATCTCGTCTGTCATTTTGGCAATTGAACTCAACACTTTGGAAGAATTCTGATCAATCCCCTGAGCGATTCCTTCCACCATCGGCTTCCCGATTTGTTTGCCCATCTGATTGGCATTGAGTTCTTTATCCAGTAAAGACATCAGCTTCTTGGCCAACTGTACGATCGATCGTTCAGGTGCGCTGCTATTTTGTTCGATCCCTTGGGCAAGACCGGTCGTAATGTTGCCACCGTATTCCCGGTAAACACCAGATGGTGAGTTGATATCATTTTCCTTACGGAACGCTTTATTTGCCAACTCAGCCATCTGTTTCGTGGCGTTTTCGACTTGTGGTGCAGATTGATCAATCCCTCCAGCTGCACCTTCCCCAATATTTACACCGAATCCTTTAAACGTTTCTGGATCCATTTCTTTTTCAAAGACTTCTCGTGGCACACCTGACAATTCAGCAGCACTTGCCTGAACTGCTCCCTTACTTCGATCGATTCCTTCCACATATCCTTTACCCGGTGTCTCTCCGTGAGCGACAAAAACATCTTGATCAATCACTTCACCAAATAACTTCTCTGGCGTTTCGGCTAGTTCTTTTGAGGCATCTCCTACAGGTTCAATCCCTGCCAAAATTCCGTCTGACGTCCCCTTGGCAAGTGGATCAGTAATTTCTGCGTAATTGGTATTAGCGATCGTTTCTTCAATCACTTTCCCCGGTACAAGTGCAAAATTTTCTGCAGCTTCAGCGACCTGCTCTTCACCGTCTTCAACACCTGCAGATATCTCATCCGTAAAGTGTTTCCCCCATTGGGAAAAATCACGACCTTCAATTTGAGCTTTAAGAGTTGTTTCTGCTTTTTCCGGAATTAAACCGATTTTTTCAGCAACAACCTCTGACTCTTCACCAGCAATACGAGCTGTACTATCCATCGCTTCGCTCATTGAGGTACCCATTGCCTTGTTTAGCTTCTCAATCTGTTTTCTACCTTCTTCTGGTAGCTCGTCCATAGCAGCGCCGGTCTCTTTCACCAATCGTTCTGCTTGTTCTGCCCCTGCAGGTCCCATCTTTTCAAGTTGCATGATGATACCATCATCAACGCCTGCTTCTGCAAGAAGTGCGACATTAGTTGACCATTTTTCCATAGCTTCTGCATTTTTCTTAAGGTTATCAGCCATTTTATCCAAACTAATGGATTCCTTTTGTTCGATGGTCTCAAAAGCATTCGTTGACTGTTCAACAAGCTTTTTGTACATGTCATTCATAGAATTGAGCGCTTCTTTTTGGGCTTCTGATAAATGGTTGTATGAGTCAATCATCATAGCGTTGGCTTCGTTGTTTGTTGCGGCAACTTCTTCTCTCATTGCCATTTCTTCTTCGTAAAGTTTGGCTTGTTCTGCTTTAATGGCTTCTAACTGCTCATGTGCAGCATCTTCTTTACCGGCTAAGTCTTCAAGGGCTTCGCCGTATACCTTCTTGCCATCCACACCTTCAACGGCAGCGTCATAAGCAATTTTCGCTCGTGCGTCCGTAGCTTCTTTTAATGCAGTTTCATATTCTGCAGCTTCTTGTGCTAGCTGATTTTGACGATCGACGAGACGACTAACTTCTTCCATACCTTTTGATGCTTCAATGCGTTTGTTGATTTCTTCTGTTGTGGCGCTCAGTAATCCTGTTTCTTCGTCATAAGACATATTCAATCCGGACACAGAATTGTTTAGTTCATCAACATAATCGGCCATCAGCTTCTTATCAGCCGCTGACTTGTTCTCGATTTCAGATAAACGTTGCAACTCAGCTGCGAGATCTTTGTTTCGCTCCATATTGGATTCAATGACTTTTCCTTGCGTCTCAAAAGCTGTCGCATTTGATTCAGAATTCTTTTCAAGGCTTTCTAATCCACTACCCAGATCATCCAAATCACCTGCTAACTCTTTGGCTTTCTTACGTGCCGCAAAGAAATCTATACCCATTTTGGCGGCCGCTACTCCAGCTGCTCCCAATGCTAGTACGGTTAAGCCTAGTGCAGGATTTAAAACAAGGGCTTTAACAACTCCGAAAGCCTTAGTAGCTACAGTTGCTGCATTAGTTGCTAACGTATAGGTCTTCTGTGCTGCAATCGCACCTTTAAGAGAGGCGGCATTCGCTGTATTTGCACCGGTTGCTAACTTAGTTGCGACGGTATCAACTTTAGTAGCCATGGTAGCTGCAGAAGTAGCACCTGTCAGATATTTCAACATTTGTATATAGGTTGTCGTTCCAACCGCAACTTTTTGAATAATCAGCAACCCACCAAACGCTGTCCCAAGCCCAATGATATAAGGCGCTGCATCCGCAGAGGCGTCTTTCACAGCAATCACCCCACCGGCCATTGTGTCAACAGCCGAAACAACAGGTGGGATCACACCAGCGATTCCATTCAATGCTCCTTCGAAAGTTTTACCGAACCCCTGAACATTTTCTTTCATGGATCCGAAACGCGTCTCCGCAAAAGCATCATCCATCGATGCGATAATGTTGGCAGTTCCTCGGCTTGTAGCGGTGGCCATATTGGCAAATGATCCTGCCCATGTATCTCCGGCTTGCTGTGCCATACCGGACACCGAGGTAAGTTCATTTCCACCATCGCGCATGGCTTGCTCAACGGTATCGAAGAAATCGTTTGCCTCAATCGAACCATCACGTAATGCATCACGAATGCTTTGCATACTCTCGCCAGTCGCATCTTCATAAATTTTCCAAGGATCAACACCACGCCGGACCATTCGATCCATTTGTGCCATGTTTACGGTACCGGTGGCTCTCATTTGGATCATTGCATCCATTACGTTATCCATTGTCTCCGCAGCACCGTCACCATACATGGCAACAGCGTCACCCCAAATTTGATAACTCTTTGTCGATTGTTCCAGTGAGCCATTTTGCATAACTAGACGCTGTACAGTCTGAGCGGCACTATCTAGCATGTAGTTTGTACCAACTACTACATCCCGAACACCTTCCATCCCTGCAGCTGCTTCTTCAGAGCTACTAGTTAAGCGTGTCATTGTGTTCTCAAAGTTGTTCAGTGTATCGATACGCCCAAACGCGCCATCTAGCGATCCCTTAGCCATCGATAACGCTGCAGTAGCCCCTTTAGTGATCAGCATTGCTGCACTTAATTTCCCGACGCTGCCAGTCAGGATATTGGCTTTAGGTGTCGGTTGTTCAAATGAAGCACTCATTTTCGAGCCAGACTTTTCCGCCTCATCTGCTAAAGAAACAAGATCTTTCTTCATTGCATCAACAGCGGCACTAACTGTTTTCGCGCCATCTTTGGAGCCAGATTCTAGGCTAGTCGCAATGCTTTTCCCAGCCTTAGTAGATAAAATTTCTACGTGAGAAACCATTTGAGCAGCGGACTTTGTAATGGCATCGGTCGAAGTTGTTGCCTGTTTGGCACCAACCAGAAATGATTCGCTGATACTTCTACCCATGCCAGGTGTCGAAGATTCAACAGAAGAAACAAGGCTTGCTACTGATTTTGCAATGCTATCATTTGATTGGTTCGCACTCTTAGCACCAGATTCAAAAGATTCACCCATCACACGGCCTGATTTTGCTAGTTCTGTGCTTGTGGTGGCTGTTAGGGAAACGATGCCCTTTACTACACTATCCGTCGCTTGATTTGCTCCCTTGGCTCCAGCGTCAAAGTTATCTCCCAAAGACTTGCCTGCTTTTGCCGTTGAGGATTCAGTCGTCTTGCCTAATTCTGAGACGTTTTTTTCAACCGAATCCACCGCTTTATTAGCAGACTTGGCACCTGATTCAGTATTTACCCCCATATCAGTGCCGACTTTTTTCATCACATCATCGGCATTTTTACCCAATCGGGAAAAGCCTTGTTCGACTGTGTCGATTTCTTTCGTGACCTGCTTGCCATTAACGATTATGTCGATCGTTACCTTGCCATCACTTCTGCTCATCTTCTTCACCTTCTTTCGGTAGTGCATAGAGTTTCTTCAATTTCCGAAGCTCATCCTTTGCTTCTTTGTTCCCTTTTCCTGTTGGCATTTTTTTCGTCCGAATGGATACGATTTGGCGGAATCTTGTTTCATCCGGCAATCCACCAAACAAAGCAATAAACTTCTCCCACCTCATTTTTCCTCGCTGATCAAACAAATCAATTCCGTAAGCTTGGTAAAAGGCTGCGTAGATATTTGGCGCATCATAATCGAAAGAAAAATGCTGGTCCGCGATCTCTTTCATTTTTGGTTTTAATTTGTTTCCTTTTTTGTCGTATCGTGGTTTTGGCTTTTCCCAAATATCAAACGTCTCCAAAATCGACAAAAAAATTGTATTTTGTGTTTCGATGTCATATAAAAATGAAACACCTAACAAAATATTGATACCTAAAAGGATTTTTTCTGGCTCCGATAGTCCCGGGTCTTTTAATAAATCGAAAAGGCGAAGTACCGTATCGAAAGAAAGATCGATCGGATAACTAACACCTTCGATTTCCACCGTGTCTTCTAATCGATACTGCAGTTTCATCGATCTAACCTTCTAAATAGTGCTGCATTTTTTCAAAATACTGCTTCTTTCGACCACCAAGCTCTTCTCCTACCGCTGAACAAATCTCCATATAGTACTCAGAAATGAAGGTATAGTCTGGGGAAAGCTCATATAGCTTTTCGAATGCACCATCGCCCAAAAGCTGATCGACCACTTTCTCGAGTTCTTTTTGAGCTTGCTTATCCGCTCTTTCAGGTGTGATCGTCTCTTTTTCTACTTTTTCAGTGATCTTTGCAGACTTCGATGCGTAGCCTGCAACTAATTTCCAAAATGCCTCTGCACCTTTTTCCGATGTGTCGATGTAAAATGTATGTTCACCAATTTCGATTGGTAGTTCTGTTCGCTTTACTTGGATTTTTACCATTGTTGTTGCCTCCATTCATTTGTATGTAAAAAAGAGAAGCGCTAAACGCTCCTCTTACTTGGTTTCTTCTTTCTTGTTTGCTTTGGCATTAACTGGCGCCGAATTCAACGCCGCATCTGCGTTACCAGCTCCTGGTCCTGGCACACCTTCTGTTGGTGTTGCGTCATAGGTGATCGTACAAGAGAAGTCCTCGGTTGTATCTGCTGCACCAGATCCTGTCACGATGTACGTCACTGTCGCATGGCCAGTCCATTGTTTCGTCTTGTCGGCACTTACCACTCGATGCCAAACTTTTCGTCCAACACCCGTTTTGTATTTCATATCTGCGACAATTTTCTGCGCAGGATCTTCAGAATCGTAATCTCCGCTGACATTGTAGGCACCAGATACACGGTTAACCAAGTTTGTTGTCACGCCATTGTAGTAAGACTTTTCTTCTGTAGCCTCCGTACTTGCGTCCGAAATGTCTTCAATTCCGTCAGCCAATTCTACCCATGCCGACTCCGTAGGTGCTGTGTTGGTACTCGTAAATGGCGCAATAAAATGGCCACGCTCGCTGTTTACATTTTTCATTTAGTCTTCACTCTCCTGTTTTCGTTTTTTGATATAAAGTTTTGCTTGTACAACTAAGCGATAATAAAAGAATTTTTGATCATCTTGCCCGAGTAAAAAGGGTTCGTTGGCAATCGTCAACGCCATGAATTGATAAGAACCATTTTCAGATGGGATAGATGTCACATTTTCTAAAATCTCAGAAAGTTGATAGATGACACGATCGCCAGAAAAATCTTTTGTTTTTAACCGAAATTCAAAAGGCAGTTCCTTGACCTTGTCCCCATTCATATATGATTTCGCTGTGCGCCCTCCCGGCAAGGGAGCCAACCGAATTGACTCTTCTTGATCGATGGCTTGGATGATCACCGGCACATCGATTTTACTGGCTACTTCTTGCAGCCGATCAATAAAATCCATTATAGTTTCGCTCCAATCTTAAATGCCTGTAACCAGTCACTCATGAATAGCGGTTTCGCGGCTTCGTCCCAATAGGGACCCGTCCCCGGTTGTTTATTAACAAACGGAATCCAGACACCTGTAGTTGGATGTTTTCGACCACCATAGTACTGAGGGCCTGCATAGGGCACATCCCAAACCAACTGACTTCCCCTCCCTGACACATGACCGCTATCTCGCAAATGCTCGGTGTCCCAAGGGACGACTGTCTCATTTATTGTTTGAAGCATACGATTGGCCATGTTCAATTGTCCACGCCCTAAATTGTCTTCGCTTAATTTAGACCGGACGCCAGAAAGATCGATGTCAATCTTGATTCCAGCCATCAAACCACCTCAATTTCGTAACCAATAGGATCAGGTGAATCGGCAATTAGAGGGATTACCTTCGCAATGGCGTATTTCTTACCAAAGATCTCAATATGATCAGCGCCAGCAAAAGGTGGCAAAGGTCCAGAATGTTTTTTAACCATCGAAATCAAGGCGTTGGGAATTTGAACAGTGCCATTCACATCTCTAGGTTCGAATTTGACAGTATCATCAAATCGGACATGCTCAATCACAAGCTCATCTTCAAGAATTGGCTCGCCTCTTGGCGTAACACCGATTTTCTTACGAAAGATCATCGTATGGGGGAAGAATCGTTTTGGTGGCATTCTCATCGACTCACCCCACGATATAGCAGCCCGGTTCCTGACAACTGCAACATAGCGTCCCCAGAAAGCAAAGGCGTTTCATTTGTGGATGATGAACCACCTTTACTCTTAGAAACACTCATCCGTCCAATGGACCAACTGTCAGGCTCCTGCATGCCAAACGTGGTAGTGGCATCTGCTTCATACATGTACTCGATTTGATAGGCAACAGCCAACTTAAATGCATTGCGGCGCATCGGAATATCTGATTCAAGATCATTTCGTTGATAGAAACGTCTCGTTTGGATGTCCAACAATGCACTAGCTTTTCTCAGAAGCTTCCGGAAATCTTTTTCTGTCAGTTCCGTTTCCTTGTCTACTAAGTGTTTATATTCTTTAAGAGACAAATAGCCACATGACTCGATGCTTTCCTGATCGTCAAAGATTTCATTCAGCGGCTTTCTTCGTAATCGCTCCATGGTTTCACCTCCATGAAAAAAGAGAGCGATTATTCACTCTCTTTTAACAGTTCAATTAATTCAGGTTTCTTGGCAGCAACTGGGTACTCAACCCCAAGGCGGTCCAACTCGGCTTTAAGCTCATCAACTTTCATGTCATCGATA